CTTACAACTGTCCAAAAAATCGCACCTCAAGTGAAAATGATATACAGACAAAAAAATTCGTATAATCATAACGACATCGAAACACAATATAATGTTTTGAGTTGTCAAAAAAGATTTTCTCATCTGTTGAGAAACAACGCAAAAGTTTTGAAATTGGAGATAGCGGGAGATTCGAGAAGAAGAGTTGGACAGGTCATAAATGTCAACATAATTTCTGCTGAGTTCCTTAGAACAAAAGATGACTCTTCAATTCTAGACGGACATTTATCGGGGAGATATCTCATAACAGCTGTTGGCCACCACATTGGAAAAAATGATGGATATCACATGGGATTGGAAGTGGTTAGAGATTCTTTCGAAGAAGCATATCCAGACACCGTGAATGTAGGTAATTGATCATGGAAGAAAACAAACAAGATTACTATCCCGAGTTCATATGGTGGCATGGATTTGTCGAAGATGTGGACGATCCGCTGAAACTTGGTAGGTGTAGAGTTCGAATTTTTGGAATACACACCGCAACCAAAGCAGATATACCAACTTCTTCTCTTCCTTGGGCTCCGGTAATGATGTCTTCCCATAGCGCGAGTGTTTCTGGTGTTGGTATTTCCCCAACAGGAATATTGCCCGGCACTTGGGTAGTTGGGTTTTTTAGAGATGGTTCAGAGTGTCAACAACCCATGATATTGGGAACTTATCACGGAATAAACGATCAAACAGAAGCTATTCCAAGTGCCGGATTCAACGATCCATCTGGAAAAATGCCTAGAAAGGGTTATGCTAAAGAGCCCGATACCAACAAGTTGGCAAGAAATGAAGACATAAACAATACCATTGTCAAAAAGAAAAAAGATGACTTGGATGATTGCAACCCAACTGCTCTAGGAGGTAATTGGAGTGAACCTCCCACACCATACAATTCTAGCTATCCGAAGAATCATGTTACAGAATCGGAATCGGGACACATTTTTGAAGTGGATGATACTCCCGGCGCCGAAAGAATACACAAATATCATAGAACTGGAACATTTGAGGAAATACATCCAGACGGTTCAAGAGTTCATAAAATAGTGGGAAATGATTTTGAAATTATAAGAAAAAACAACAATGTATCCATATACGGAAACATGAACGTCAATGTTGGGAACACCGTAAAAATATATGCTGGAAAAGCAATGGACGTTCAAATTGGTGGAAATGCTAGAATCCATGTCAAAGGGAACGCCACTGTTCAAACTGACGGCAATTATTTGCATAAAGTAAAGGGAACCACAAAAATAATAAGTCAAGGAAACATGACTCTTGCAGCTCCGAGAATAGATCTGAATCCACCCGGAGTATCTCCATCATCATATAATCCAGGCTACTCACTAAATACATCTTGTCCACCTTCACAAGCTTCAAGTAAACCAGCTATGGTTAGAATAACATTGGATGATGGAACAGTTTTGGAAGTAGAAGCGACAAGAAAATTCAGAACTGCAAACCGAGGATTGGTTCCTGTTACGGATTTGAGGGATTGTGACGAAATAATAAGTTTGAGCTAATAATATGTCAGAACATTGCCCAGAAGACTCAAAAGCAGAAAAAGTATTTGCTCCTTTGCCTCCAGCAGAGGCTGCAGCTGCAAATGCAGCTGCAGCTCAACAACAGTCTCAAGGAACAGAACAAACACAAGAATCATCGCAACCTTCAACATCACAATCGAATAGTGCGTCACAGAAAAGAAGAAACGAAATTCAGACTGCAAAGGCTGCGTCGAATTTTCAAATCAACGAATCTTTGGATGAATTTGAAAACGAGTTGGGGCAAACTAGAGATAGTATCAATTCGACTGTAAACGAAATATTTGACCAATTGGAGTTTCCAAGCACTCCAACAGTTCCCGATTTGTTGGAAGGAACCATAGTAACAAAAGTCATAACCACGACTCAGGATCTCTCCCAATTAGTTAGAGACACAAAGAGAGATATTTCATCAAACATCAACAGTTTATTGGATTCCTCTCCTCTTGATGATTTTGTGAGACTGAAAGAGGATATGTCGTTAAATATTCGGAATCCTCTTGAAATATTGGAACAAAAAGTATTAGAAGCACAAAGTAGCATCAATACTGAAATAAACACCGTTTTTGGCAGAGTATCAACCCCAGATCTATCTTTTGATGATCTACAAAATTTGCAGAAAAATCTAAAAACCGAAGTAACCAGACCTTTCCAATCCCTGAAACAAAGACTAATTCAAACTGGAAATAAAATCAATTCCAATGTCGGAAGCATCTTCGATAATCTAGAAAGAAATGTGAGGAACATAACTCAAAATAGTTTTTCTGCTTCTAGTATCATAGACCGAAGTGGAATTCGTTCATTCACTAGTTTGGAAAGATTGATCGACGAAGTTGAGGAGGAATTCACTCCAATACGAGGAAATCCCGGAACTGTATTCACGATTCAGGGAACTGATGCTATACCCGGAGAGGTGTCTGATTTCATCCCGTTGATTGTGGACGAGGAAGTTCCTACCGATCCAGAAATCCCAGTTGGTCCAACAGGTCCACCGGGACCAGAGGGGTTTCAGGGTCCAACTGGACCTCCGGGAGATGGAGGAACTTGGGATTCAGAAACACCAACAACTGCTACCGATTTTGCAGGCATTCCTTCGGGAACAATAATAGAACTTGGAACATCGAGTATAGACATACTCAAATCTATGTTGTATCCACTGACAATTTCCTTCAGTGCTTTTGATATGTTTGATACTACTGATGTCAGTCGCTATTATCATATTGGAGATACAATACCACAAGATCAATATCTAGCAACATGGACATTAACTGGGGGAGATGATGCTGTCGAGGATTCTCTTCGCATCACTCAGGGAGGAACAGAATTGTTTACTGGTGGTTCTCCAACAGCAGATGTTAATGCTATAATTAACCATGGCCCTTACGGATCAAACACAGAAACAACAATAACCTTCACCGTAGCGGTTACAGGAGCATACAACGACACAATAAGTAGAGACGACTCTTATTTTTGGAGATGTCCTCTTTATGCCGGAAGATCAGTAAATGAAACAATTTCCAGTGGTGATGTTGCGTCACTTTCAGTCACTACCAATCCATCTAACACCGGCCAAAATCCATTCATATTCTATAGTTTAGCTACGATGAGATCTGGATTGACTTTGGAATTCCCAAGCACAGCAGAACAAACATACATTTTTTGGGCAATACCAAAATCTATAAATGGAAATCCAATAAGCAACTACCCAATATACGACACGGGCGATTCCTTCATAGACGTATCCAATCCAAATAGCACTACAATCGTAGCAATGTCGAATACAGTATCGAGTTTGTCTGTCACCAACTTTGGTGTAACAGTTGTTTTTGATGTCTACAGAACTGCAAATAAATTTATAGGTGGAAGAACTATAAGGGCACAAGAGGTCTAATAAATAATGGAAATGAGAATATAAATGGCTATAGAAGAAGGCGGAATACCATTTACAGGATTTATATCACCGACAGACGAATCGGATAGTTATCCTGTAACCAACCCAAAGTATGGATTGGGTGGTCTGAGAACTGTAGGTCTTTCCGCCGGTCTGACCGCAATATCCACCGAACGCAGAGAAGAGGGAATGATCGTCTATGCTATAGACGAAGAAAAGTATTATTACCTCTTCGGTGGGACGGCCGATGAAAATTGGACAGAATTGACTTTAGGTGGTGGCGCTGGTTCACAGGGTGACACAGGGCCTCAGGGCGATCAAGGCGACACTGGTGAACAAGGTGACACAGGTCCAAAGGGTGAACAAGGCGACACAGGGCCACAAGGTGACACAGGTCCAAAGGGTGAACAAGGCGACACAGGGCCACAAGGTGATACAGGACCAGAGGGCGAACAGGGTGATACAGGGCCACAAGGTGATACAGGACCAAAGGGCGAACAGGGTGATACAGGGCCAGAGGGCGAACAAGGCGACACAGGGCCACAAGGTGATACAGGACCAGAGGGCGAACAGGGTGATACAGGGCCAGATGGCGAACAAGGCGACACAGGGCCACAAGGTGATACAGGGCCAAAGGGTGAACAAGGTGACACAGGGCCAAAGGGAGAACAAGGTGACACTGGTGAACAAGGACCAGCTGTTTGGCCATTTGTAGCGACTAGAGATTTTGAAGGAACCAATCAGTTCATTTCATTATACACAACAAATCTCATAACATTTGCTGAAGGCCATGGAATAGCAATTGGTGGAACTTTTGAAGGTGGGACTGCTGCTAAAGTAACCATATCAAAAAATGATTATTTT